AAAATTAAATATGAATTAATATGATAGAAAATGAAGAAGATCTCTCAATCTTTGAAGATGATTTAAATAATGAAAATAATGGGGGAACTGATCTCTTACCCTTTTCTTTAGAAGGAGATGAAAATGAAAATGATGATGAGCATGAGCATGATGATTTTGAAATAAAGTCATTTGAGGGTAATGGTGAAGATTATGACAATGATCAACCTATTATTCCTTCTTATAAGGAAAATGCCTTAATTAACGACATACTTGCACTTAAAGGAATTAAAGATAAAACTATTCAGTTTGAGAATGAAGAGGGTGAAATAGAGAATGTAAATTTTTACGACTTACCTAAAAATGAACAACTTAATATCATAAACTCTTCTGAAAAAGATATAGACTTTGGTCTTGAAGAAGATGAAACCAATGCTATTAATTTCTTACGTGAGAATGGAGTAACATTTGAAGAGGCTATTGATTATTTTAAACGTGAAGCTATACAAGAGTATATAAATGCTCAAAATATAGCTGGAATAGAAGTAGATCAATATACAGATGAGCAATTATTTGCAATAGACCTTAAAGCTAGATATGAAAACTTAACGGATGATGAGATAGCTATTGAGGTTGAAAAACAATTAGAACATCCAGATCTATTTAAGAAGAAGGTAGATAAACTAAGAACAGACTATAAAGAGATAGAAGTGACGCAACTACAAGCTGCACAACAACAACAAGAGTTAATTGATGAACAAAGATATAATGACCTCCAAGCTAGTTTAGTTTCTGTTGCTACATCAGTACAAGACATAGGTGGTTTAGATATAGATAATGAGGATAAAGAAGAAATCTTATCTTACATCTTAGATAAAGATATGAATGGCGTAAGTCAATTCATAAAATCTTTAGACAGTCCTGATAAGCTTTTTGAGCTTGCTTGGTATGCTACTAAGGGTAAGGAAGCTTTTAACATATTACACGATTATTATAAAAAGCAAATAGATATTACTCGTAAGTCTTCTTACGATAAAGGTAGAGACGAAGCTCTTGGTAAAGTTGATACCACTCGAAAAACTTTTATACGTGATCAACCAAAACAGTCAAATGGAACTAAATTCAAAGACATTATGGACTTTGACCATGACTAATTTTAAAACAAGTTAATTACATGCAATTATTTAATTTAACGACTGTGAAGTCTACAATGGGTACTACAAAGACCTATGAGGATTTTCACAAATTTTTAGGTGCTAAACCTCATCGTTTAGGCATAGTTGCCCGTCATTATCAAGATTTTACAGCTTCTTATTTAACAGAGAGCTTAATGAATATATACTCCAATAAGACCAAACCTACAAAGTTTCAAAACATTGATGCTTTGCTATTTGAGTGAATCTCGCTCCCTTGTTGTGTAAACAACATTGAATAACTTCCTTAATTGCTGGGACATCTCATTATGAGACAATCAGCAGCCGAACCTTATAAATAGTAAGGTGGTTCAACGACTATCGAAAGTATAGTGTTAGAGAAATACTAACATGAATAAACAAGTAGAGTACACGATCTAATCGTGGAAACAGGAAGCATCATTAAAACACTAATAGAATTAATGATGATGATATAGTCTGACCTCTATAGTAATGTAGAGATAACATAAGTGGGGAAGTGGACGTAGACTTCATTAAGAGAGTTGAATTTGCAGCTGTACCTATTGGTGACGGTGCTAACGGAGCAGATATAATTATGGCGTTCCGTGAACGTTATTATGAAAAATATGACACCTTCCGTATTGAAGGATCTCGCCAGATGTGTATTGTTAAGACCGCTCCTTTTAGGAAAGCTGACAATTATTGGGAAGTTGTAGTTCAATTGATCGATGCAGACTTTTCTAGCATCCTTGACACAACTGCAACTAATCCCGGAATGCAGACTCGGTTCTTGACTAACTATCACCCCGAGCTCAGTGAAGAAGGGTTATATTGTAGCCCCATTGCTGCGTAAGTAGTTTTGCAAATCTCTCTAATTGCTGGGATCTCCTAATTGAAAGACATTAGGATAATCAGCAGCCAAGCATTTAGAATATGTAGACCTATATGGGAACACTAAATGAAGGTTCAACGACTAGTCTGAATGGACGTAGGGTTGAAATAGTACCCGAAATGGGAGATAACTTAATAAAAGTATAAATATAAAATCAAAGAAATAAAATGAACATGAAATATATAGTTTACGTGACAGTAAACAAAATAAATAAGAAGACTTATGTTGGAGTACATCAAACTATAAATCCAGACGGCTGGGATGGTTATTTGGGCAACGGTATCCGTAGTACACAACCATCTACGTATAAACGTTCAAAAACTCCATTCGCTTATGCTGTAAGTAAGTATGGGCCAGACAACTTTATTAGAGTGACACTAAAAGTTCTTGACACATTAGAAGAAGCATTAGAGCTTGAGGCAATGATTGTAACAGAAGAATTTATTAGAAAAAGAGACAATTATAATGCTACTCCTGGTGGAGGTTATCCACCATCTAATGCAGTTAAAATCTATGAGTACTCAATTAATGGGATCTTTATTAGAGAGTGGGACTCTATAGTAGAAGCGTCAAAATTTCATAATTGTGGAGACTCTTCAATAGGAACTGCCTTAAAGTATAAAGCTACTTGTAAGAGTCTATTTTGGAGTTATGAGAAGTTTGATAAACTCAACTTAGAAGGATATACTACGGGTGTGGTAACTCGAAGAGTTTATTTATATGATGAGTATGGTAAACTAATAAGAACTTATAACACAATTAGAGAGACAGCAGAAGCTTTAGACACTACAGTTGATAATATTAGTAATGCAATTAAGAGAGAAAACATGACGAAAGGTTTTTACTATTCAACTGAGTTACTTGATAATTTTAAACCAAAACCAAGTATTAAGGTTAAAGGGAAACTTATTCATTTATATGATCTTGAAGGTAATTTTTATAAAACTTATAGTACACCAATAGAAGTCTGTAAAGAGTTCGGAGTTAAAAATTCAAGCGGAATAAATCATTCATTAAAAACTGGAGGTGCTTTTAGAGGTTATCAAGTGTCTTTGGAGAAGGTTACTAGGATGAAGAGACTTATAAATAGTGCTACGCCAAGAAGAGTAGGTCAATATTCAAAGAGTGGAGAGTTCATCAAAGAATTTAAAAGTATTATAGAAGCTGTTAGAGAGTATGGATCAGGAGTGGATAGAGCACTTAGAGGACAACAGGAATATTTCAAAGATTTTATATTTAGATTTGTAGAAGTTAATGATATAGTCTGATCTCTATAGTAATATAGAGTTAACAAAAATGATACAAAATACCAGAGTAATATCGAGCGCTATCGTAATCACATCTCTTTCCATAGAAATGATATATCATGGTCCTCACAGTTCGCTGTTATGGAAGATATATTTATAGGATTAGGTGCTAATAAAGGTTCAGGTGATCAGTCACAAGTACTTTATAAAATGAAGAAGAAAGAGGTAGAACTTCTGGAAAACTTCATGTTTGCTCGTAATAACGCTTTACTGTTTGGTAAATCGAATTATGACGTAAATGGTAAATGTACTATTACTGAGCCACATACAGGTAGGCCTATACCGATGGGTAAGCAAAACCATTGCCCACTTGCTGCGTAAGTAGCTCGATTAAATCTCGTGAATCTAGGAAACTCCTTATAGGACAACCTTAATCCAAGCGTTATGGAAACAGAACGAAGGATCAACGACTAGTATATACGATCTAAACAGGTTAAGCTGTAGAATATGAAATACCAAGAGTGCGGGACATCTTACCTTTTAATAAGTAAGATGAAGATATAGTCTGAACTACTCAGAAATGAGTAGAAGTAGAAAATAAAGAGTTTCTACGATAACAAAACATCTTTGGATGGAATTATTGCTCAGATAGAAAGATATGCTCAAAAATACGCATATGCTACAATGTCTCCTAACTTAATGGATACTGTAATGGAAACCATGCGTCAGAAATCAAAGAAATCTGACGGTAACCAATACGTATTTATTGTTAATGAGCGCATGTGGTCACAGATACAAACTACATTACGTCAGTACTTGAAAGAGTGGCAACCAGTTGCACCTATCTTCTTTTCACAAAAAGCAGGTGGTTATGTACAAGTAGGTGCTACCTTCGATTCTTACCGTAATGGTGGTAACCAAATTTCATTTAAGGTTGACAAAGCCCTTACATTGGAATATTCGCTAAAAGGTTATGGAATCTGTATAGATTTGACTGCTGATCTTACCACAGGGTCACCCGCTCTTCAAATGTTCACTTTACGTGGTGGAGAGTTTATTAGGGGCTTCTTGAAAGGTCTTGGTGGTATGACAGGTGTTGAATCAGGTGAAATCTCTACTCCGGTAGCTGGTTCTCGTTTAGTTCACGCTGGTTATGCAGGTGTAGGTGTATTTTCTCCTTATAGGAGCTTTAACGATAGAGCCATTGCAGCGTGAGTTGTAATTGAAAATTGGGTTAAACGGGGAAACTCTAGAAGTAGACAATCCCGTAGGAAGCTTAGAAAACAATTTAATAGTTCTAAGAACCTCTAACGACTAGTTGGTGAGTATTGTAACAATAATCCAACCACGAACGCCCGACATCTTAAGTTTTAAGATGATGATATAGTCTTCTCTATGTATAACTAAAGAAAACATAGGAAATATAGGATAAAGAGCCTATATAAATTTAAAAATCGGTATAGTAGAAGAAAACATCGCTACATTCTAATTGTAGTTAATTTAGATAAAACAACGTTCTAAGATCATTAGAAATGCTATAAAATGACTACCATTAGTGTAGTTTAGATATAAAAAATAATTAAGAATCCATTAGGAATAATGGATTCTTTTTATTATCTTTGTAAATTCAATAAGAACAAATATGATAGAGAATAGACTAATTATAAGGAGCGTTTATAAAATAACACGTTGCTTTATGGAACCTGCAAGGAACCGTAGTACAAAGAGATTTGCAGATTGTGTTCGTCCATGTGATGAGCATCATAAGATTATACTTACTGAACGTGAAAGATCATCAGGTCAAATATTTATATCTGAAGAAGACGTAATTGAGATCTTTGATGGAAAAGAATTTAACTTAGACAATGCGTATGATGCTGCCTGGTGGGAAGCTATTAAATTTAGTCCTAAGATTGCAAAAGATAGATCAGAACGTGATGAAGTAACTAAAGAATATCTTATAGATGGTAATGCTAAACGTTATGGAACAGCAGAGTTCTATGTAGAACGTCCAGGTGTTGAAGCTAAAGCTAAAAACAATCGGAAACGTGAAATTCATAATGCTAAATCATATATTTATGCTGATACAGATGAAGGTTTACGTCAGAAAGTAAGGTTACTTGGAAATGCAATGCCAGGTCTTCCAACAAGCGATGTAGAAGATTACTTAGTTAGTGTTGCTGAACGTAAACCTGAAATAGTTAGCGGTCTTTATACAGGATCTGATACTCATTTACGTATATTCTTACTTGATGCAGTTGATAAACACGTTATCTTTATAAAAGATAAGTTATACTACTATGGTGATTCTATAATTCTTGGTGCAACAGATTCAGCAGTTCTTCACTATTTTAAAAATCCAGCTAATAAACGAGTTGTTGACCTTATAAAAAGTGAGGTGTATCCTGAATTTCACATTGACTCATCAAAAACAATTGATGAATTAAATGATACTGATATACCAGTTAAGGTAGTTAAACCTATAAAACCAATTAAACCTATTGAACCAATAAAGTAATAAAATGACAGTAAGAGAAGTATACGAATACTCACTGATTGAAACTAATAAGGTAGAGGCTCCTACCCTCTTACTTGAAGATTATAATTATTATATCAATAAAGCAATCTTTGCTTATGCTAATAAAAAGTATAATGTTTATGATGCGAATCAACAGTCCACAGATGATTTAAATATTCTTAAAGGTTCATTTCATGTTCCAAGTGGATCACTTACAGCTACAACAGGTAATAAATTACAGGGAGCTACTTATACAGCAACTCTACCACTTGATTATTTTCACCTTTTAAATTGTACATGTGAGTTTTTACCTACATCAAATTT